AAAGAGTTTGTTAAGTACCTTAAGAGCATTCAAAAAGATTTAGGATTTAAGATTATTTACGAAGTTGATGATGTTGTATTTAAAGAAGAAATACCTGACTATAACAAATTCAAATCAGCATTTGATACAGATGAAATTCGTAATAACTGTATTGAAATAATTAAACTATGCGATGAAGTTACAGTGACATGTGACTATATGCGCAAATTGTATATAGAAAAAACCGGTAAAAAGGAAATTACGGTTATTCCAAACTTTGTTCCTATCTCATGGATGGGTCACTATTACGACAAGCGTAAAATTTGGGATATGTACGATAAGTACAAGAAGAAGCCACGTGTTCTATACACTGGTTCAGGTGCTCACTACGACGTTGACATGAAAAATAATGGTGTGGATGATTTCTCACACGTTATTGACTTCGTAAGAAATACTATTGATAAGTATCAGTGGGTATTCGTTGGTTCTTATCCTCCTGGCCTTTCACCTTACGTTCAAAACAATCAAATTGAATTCCATCCATGGCAGACACTAGCAGATTATCCTGCTTTCATTAGTAGCCTTAATGCTCAAGCTATGATTGCACCGTTAATGGATAATAACTTTAATAGATCAAAGTCTGATATTAAGTTTATTGAAGCTTGTGTGTTGGGTTTACCTTGTTTGGTACAAGATATGGAAACCTATAAGTATGCTCCTGATTTCCTTAAGTTTAAGACCGGAGATGACCTAGGAGTTAAGCTAGAAGCAATTCTCAAGAATAAAGCTGCATATTATCGCAACGTAGACATGTTTAGACACATAGGTACACAACGATTCCTTGAGTTGCCTGAAAATATTGGCTGTCACCTTGAAGCTCTCAATACACCTTTCGGTTCTCCAGAGCGAAAATATTTGAAAAGATGGAATTGAGTTGATTTCAGATAAAATCTCTATATTATAGAGTAGAGATGTACAGAAATGCAGTTTACAATAGCCGTAATCAATCATTACGGCTATTTACTTGGGATGAATCCGGGAAACGTATAGATTACGATGTGTCTATATCACCATACCTTTATGTCGAGGATTCGAGAGGTGACAAAACCTCAATTTTCAATACAAAGTTGAGGAAGCGCTCATTCAATAACTCTTACGAACGTAATAAGTTCATACAAGACTCCGGTATCAAGCGAGTGTATGAAAACATGCCTGTAGTTCAGCAATTTCTTGTTGACTCTTACGGTAAGGAGAATGAACTGGATGATTTCGCTAAGTTCGATCTGAAGGTAATGTATATAGACATTGAGACTTACTCGGTTGACTCATTCCCTGATATTGATAACCCTGAGCATACTGTTAACGTAATAACTTGCTACGATACGTTTAGTAAGAAGTTCTATACGTTTGGTCTCAAGCCGTATAACGTGACTCAATCAAATGTAGTTTATACTCATTGCAAAAATGAGCGTGATCTGTTCATTAAGTTCTTAGATCATATGTCTAAAGACTTTCCTGATATTCTTAGCGGGTGGAACAGTGAAGGTTTCGACATTCCTTACATCGTAAATAGATGTGAGAGAATTTTAGGTGAAGAATATGTTGCATCGCTTTCACCATTAAAAAAAGTCTACTACAGAGACATTAAAGGTAAGTTCGGTAAAGCTGCTAAGAGATATTATATTGAAGGCATTGCTTGTATTGACTACTTGGATATTTACAGACGATTCTGTTTTACTCTTAGAGAGTCATACAAGCTAAATGCTATTGCTGAGCTAGAATTAGGTGAGAAGAAGGTTGATTACGGTGATATCGATCTTGCAACTTTAGCAGATACTGACTGGCAGAAGTTCATTGACTATAACATTCAAGACGTTAACCTGTTAGTTAAGCTAGAAGAGAAGCTACAGTATATTTCTCTACTCAGAATGCTTTCTTATGTAGGACTCACAACACTAGAAGGTGCAATGGGTACTCTGTCTGTGATTAACGGTGCTCTAGCAATTAGAGCGCGTAATCGCGGTGAGGTTATATCTACATTCATTAGATCCGGAGCTGATTCAAAGAATCCAGGTGCATATGTATCTGAACCGAAAAAAGGATTTAAAGAAAATATTGTTTCATTTGATGCTAACTCACTGTATCCAAATGTTATGATCGCGCTAAATCTCTCACCTGAAACTAAGGTAGGTAGAATCGTCAATAACAAAGATGGTACAATTGAAGTTCAGCATGTATCTGGTAAAGCGTATGAATTGACTAAAGAAAAGTTTGCACAATTCATACAAAATGAGCGTCTAGCTATTACAAAGGCTGGATTCCTTTTCTCACAGAAAAAGAAAGGTATTATACCTGAATTTCTCGATTATTATTATCAAGAGCGTGTAAAGATACAGAAAGAGCTATTTGAATATGAGAAAAAATTATCAACTCTTCCATCATTTGATCCTAAGTATCGTGAAATTAAGTTTACTGTTGAGAGACTTAATACAAAGCAGTTAGTTATTAAGATTTTGATTAACTCGTGTTATGGATACATGGGCAACAAACAAGCTCCTATCGGTGATGACGATATTGCATCTTCTGTAACGCTTACAGGTCAAGCTGTTATTAAGCATGCAGGTAAACTACTTCAAGACTATTTAAGAGAGTATCACAATATAACTAATGCTACGGTATTAGATGAGAGTTGGGTTTACAGTGATACAGATAGCTGTTATTTCTCATTAGGTTGTATTCAGGATCAAGTACCTCTAATGAAGGGTGACGAGATTAATCCTGAGTTCTATAATACAGTTGAAAGACTTAATGATTACCTAAATGCAGGTATTAAAACGTGGGCAGAAAAGTCTCTTCGAACAGAGAATAGTAGATTCATCTTTAAGCGAGAGTTCATTGGTGATGTTGGCGTCTTCTTGCAGAAGAAGAGATACGTTTTGCATATTCTTGATAACAAGGGTATTAAAACTAACAAGTATAAGTATACAGGTGTCGAAGTTGTGCGTACAACTATGCCAGATGCAATTAAGCCATACGCAAAACGAATCATTGAGACTATGTTTAAGACAAAATCTCTTAAGAAGACAAACGAAGTTTTATCGGAAACTTACGAGAAGTTTAAGAGTCTTGGACCTCAAGAAATTGCTTTTGTTATGGGTCTAAGAGGGTACGAAAAGTATGCAAGTCAGTGTAAGGAATTCATAACAGCAAAAGGAATGCCTGTACATGTTAAATCTGCATACTTGCATAATCACCTTATGAACAATGTGTATAAGGTAAATCGTTCTGAAGACATTGTATCCGGTGACAAGGTTAGGTATGTATATCTAGAAAAGCCTAATAAGTATGGATTGAGCTCTATAGGATTTAAATATGATTACCCAATTGAATTTAAGCATGAATTTAAAATTGACTATGATAAGATGTTTGAAAAGATTTTGTTTGAGTCAATTAAGCGATTCTATGAAGCGGTTTCATGGCAGATTAGAAAGCCGTCTGAAAATGTAAAAACAGATTTGTTCGAACTATTTGCATAGTAGATTTTTAAAACACATTGAGTAAATAAACAATATGGAATATTTGGATAAACCACTACACGACGGTACCTCAAACGCACACCCTGCATACTGGAGAGGTAAAGCACAAGGCATTAATGATATGCTCAAGATTGTATCGGATGTCATGATGGGACACGATAACGGTTCAGGTATAAATAACAACCCTACCATTGAATCTATGAGACGTGGATTACTTACCTGGCGCGATGAACTAGATAAGTACACTGAGCTCAAAAATAAGAAAGAAAAAGTAGATAAGTCTGAGAAGTAATATATAATTGTTTATATGAGTAACATTAAAACAATCGTTGATCACATCGGACGTACTGTTGTAGGTGAAGAAGTTTCTAGTACCGCAGAAACACTGACTCTTAACAACCCAGTAATTATTCACGTTCAGCCAAATCCACAAACTAACCAGCTACAGGTTCAATCCTTCCCTTACATGTTTATGGAATTTATTAAACCATCTGCTAGAGATACCAATCAGTGGACGTTTAATAAGAGTAATATTGTTATTTCAACTGTAGAGCTTGATGACAATATTATTGCACAGTATCGTGCAATAAACAACCCAATCCCACAGCAGCCACAAGCTGACGCAGAAGTTATACGGTTGTTTGAAGACTGATAGTCGATTACATATCATATGAAAAGCCTGTTAGATACTCTAACAGGCTTTTCTCATTTAACTTACTTGATATCTAATGATATTGTGTTATACTATATGTAATGAGTAAATTTGATGATAAAGAAATAGATAAGGCATTAGCTGAAATTGATGAGGTAAATCCGTTTGCAACCTATCTTAGCGATAGTACTCTTAGTAGAGTTGGTGGGTGGGTCGATACTGGTAGTTATGTACTCAATGCTATTATATCTGGCTCAATTCATGGCGGTATTCCTAAGGGCCGAGTTACTATGCTAGCTGGTGAGTCAATGACAGGCAAGTCGTTGTTCGTACAAAAGATTCTAGCAAAAGCTCAGCAAGAGGGATTGATACCTGTTATTTTCGATACTGAAAACGCTATTGATCCAGAAGGTGCTGCTAGAATAGGCCTTGATATTGCTAAAGTAAAGTATGTACCTTGTATTAGCATTGAACAGACACGTAATGCATTGTTCAAATTCCTCACTGCTGTTAAGGAAAAGAAGCTCGAAGGTAAGTTTTTTATAGCAATTGATTCCCTTGGTAACTTGCAGAGTGAATTGGAGCTCGCAAGAATGGGTAAAGATAGTACTTCATCAGACATGGGTACTAAAGCACGTGCAATGAAGTCTCTTATGCAGACGTGTACTAACTTAGGAGCTGTTACTCAAACAACTATACTTTGCACTAACCATGTGTATGATGACCCAACTGCTATGTTCCCGTCTATTGAAAAGCATATGCCAGGCGGTAAGTCGTGTGTGTATCTTCCATCCGTTACAGTTCAACTCGCCCGTAAGCCGATGAAGTCGGATGACGGTAAAACAACTGATGGAGAGCTTGCAGTTGGTCAGAAATCTTATGCTGGTATCATTATTAGAGCGCTTACTCGTAAGAATCGTTTCATTAAGCAATACCTTGAAGGTGAAATGTACCTGTCGTTTGCAAACGGTTTGGATAGATACTATGGTTTGTTAGATCTAGCTGTTGGCCTTGGTGTCATTTCACAAAATGGAGCGACTTACGCTCTTGAAGATGGAACTAAGATAGGATATTATAAGAATTTCAGAAAGGATAAAGAATTATGGGAAACTAAAATTCTACCTAGACTGGAAGAACGTATAAAAGGCGAGTGGTCGTATAGCAATCTTGAAGTAGATGAAATTCCTGAAGAACTATGAAAAATAAGTTAGTATTATTATTTAGCGGAGGAGCTGATAGCACAGTATTACTGTATATGGCTGCCGA